ACCAGGACGGCGCCGGCCACCGCGCCGCGCGCCGTCGCCGTCACGCCGGGCGTGGTCTCGGCCACGGCCAGCGTCGGCGCCGTGCCAGTCAGGGCGTTGGTGTCCACGGTGATGAGGCCCAATGCCTCCCGGGCCCGATTGCCGCCGAACGTCAGTGTGACAGTGCCGATGCCCGACGAGAGTGTGCCGGCCGCGACGGTCATGCCGTCGCTCCCAATGCTGGCAAGCGCCCGCAGCGCCGTCTGGATGCTGGCGACGAGGGTGTTGTCCACCGACGTCCAGGTAATGGCCGACGTGATGAAGCCCTCGAACGCGAGCTTGAACGTACCACCGGTGGGCGTGCCGCCGATGGTCAGCGTCTGCACCTCATTGGTGCCGTTGCTCGGCGCGGACGCGCTCGCGATCGGCGCGCCCACGCCCTGACCTGTGAGACTCATCTCTTTCCCCCCAGGGCGCGGCGCGAGGAAGCACGAACGCTCCCCCGCCGGCGCCCAGAACCGAACTCAGCCACGAGAAGGCTCACAGGCCGGTCACGGTGCAGACGGCCGCTGCCCGGTAGATCACGAGGCAGCCCCTTTTGGCGATACGGATCGCCAACTTGAAGCTGGGGAACCAGTCGCTGTGGGTGTTCGTGCTCTCGATGACCACGCCGGCCCGCTCGAACGCCTGGCAGTAGAGCTGGAAGTCGGCGGTCAGGCCGGTGTTCTCCGCGATCACGTTGGTAATCACGACCGGCTTCCCCCAGATCCGCTCCGGGCCGGCGTCCGCCGGGCTGCCGAAGATGTAATTCCCGTTGGCGTCCTTGAGGAGCCGCACGTCCTGCCAGTCGTTGGGGTGGAGAATGACCCCCGAAGGCTCAGCGTAGCCCGTCCACCGCACCTTGGTAAACGCCTTGTAGATGGCGTCGGGGATCGTATCCGTCCCCTTAGCCTGCGTCTGGATGGAGGGCTTGTTCAGCAGCCCGATGAGCTGCGGGGTCGTTCCCGAGCCGTTTACGAGCTGATTCTCCTCCGCCATCGCGAGCATCACCCGCAGGCGGTTGTCGATCAGGTCGCGGAGCTGGGGCACGTCCGCCAACTGCTCGTCGGTGATCGGCAGCCAGGTGCCGATCTTCTCAATCGGCGTGCTCCGCTCCGTGTAGGCCAGCGCCGCCTCACCAACAGCCGCGCCCTCAGCCGCCGGGGCCGCGTTGTTGGTGAACGTCGTCTCCTCCATGTACCGGATGGTATCAATGGAGGTCGTGGTCGTGGGGATCAGGTCCGGCACCCGCACCGGGCGCTGTGCCGAGAGCACGATCCGATCCTGGCGTGTGGTCTCCGGGTCGAAGCCTGTAGCGCGCTCCATCAGCGTCTTCATCTCGACGGCCGGCAATTCGATGACGAACTGCTTCGCCGCGTCGGCGCCGGCCCGGATCGCCTCGATGCGCGAGGTGAACTCCTTGTGCTCCACAACGAGCTCGCCCAGGCTCTTCCGCGCCCTGGCGTCGTGGCCCGGCTGGCGCACCGCCACTTCGGGCAGTGTGAGCGCCGGCTCGTTGAGGTACTTCAGGTGTCTCTCGATGGCGGCCGGCACCTCGGCCACGGCACGCAGCGCGTCGAACGTCTTGCCGATCTCGGTGAGCTCATCGTTGCGCTTGTTGAACTCGACGATCTCGTCGGCGGTGAAGTCGGGCAAGATCTGCCCTTTGTCGTCCTTCACCGGGTTGCCATCCGGCCCCTTGGCCTGGTGATCCGAGATGTACTTGCGCAGCTCCTCGCTCTTCGCTCGAAGCTGCGCCCCGGCCTCCTGCAGCGTCGTGGCGAGGCACAGCGCCGCACACAGCAGGCCGACAATCAGCATAGTCTCCATGATCGTTCTCCTCGTGGTCAGGCAGGCACGCCAACGAGGCGTGCCTCGACATCGCGGAAGCGGGCCAGCGCGGCCTCCACCGCCGCCGGGTCGGCCTTCACCGGCTCCGGCGCGGGGAGGAGCGCTGTGAGCGTCTCGCCCCCGCTGGCCAGGGTGGCCGCCAGCGCCGACACGGCGTCAGCATGGCTGATCGGCCGGCCCTTCTCCTGCCGCCGCTCGCGGTCCCACGAGGCTCGCTGCAGGTATGTGGAGAGCGCCGTTCCCAGCGCCCTCGTGTGCTCTCCGAACGGGAGGCCGACGAGCGCCTTGACGCTCATCTCCTCCATCGCTTCATCCGACACGGGCCGGATGGTCGGCGCCATCGCCATCATGCCGGTGGCGATCTGCACGCACAGATCGCCGAACTCCTCCAGGCCGGCCTTCATGCGCTCCATGCGCTCGTCGGCCGGTATCTCGCTGTCGAAGAGCGCCGGCTCGATCAGGCGCCACTGGAGCGACCAGATGAGGTCGTTGATCGCGGCGTAGCAGGCTTCGGCCTCCGCCATAGCGCCGAGGTACTGAGATTTGAACTGCTCGAATGCATCCACGGTGCCCCCCTCTCCGGCCGCTTTCACGGCCACTACCTCAGCGGTGGCCAGCATCGGCACGGTGACGACCGAGTACTCGTACAGCTTCACGCGGGGTAGCAAGCGGATCTTGGAGAACTGCCGGCTCTTCGCCATACTCTCCTCCAGCGCCTCCGGCTTGAGCACCTTCGGCAGCTCCTCGGCGTACTGATCAGGCATCAGCACGCGGATGCTCCATGCGAGATAACCGATGGAGAGGAAGACGCCCAGCTTCCGCTCATGCCGCTCGCGCATCTTCTGGCGAATGCGCTGCACGTCGGAGGTGCCATGGAAGACGAACTCGGAGTAGAGGCCGAAATCATCCTCCCGTGCGACAGTGGGCATGCCGATGGCGCCCTCCATGGACCAGTCGTGGTCGCGCGCAATGAAGCCACGGGTGAGGAACTGCGCCAGGTCGTCGCCCTGCGTGAAGGCACCCTTGAGCACGACGTCGCCGCCGTCGTCCAGGCGTCCGGTCTCCGAGGGATACCCGGTCGCCCCGCCGTCGCCCTCCTCAAGCATCTTGAGCTGCCGAAACGGCAAAATCTTAGGTTCCAGGCGTATCGCCTTCATGCTTCACCTCACCCCGTCGCCCCTCCCGGCCCCGCCGGGCAACCAATGGAAAGGGCCGGCACCTGCCGGCCCCATACACCCGATGTAAGCGCCGCGTCCTACCCACTGCCATCCGGCCGCTTCGCGGACTCGCGGCCGCCCGTCTCTACCCTCGGCGGTACTTCCGGCCTGGATCTCGCCTTCTGCTCGCGACGGTCTTTTGCCGCCTCCTTGGCACGCTCCAGCCCCCAGCTGATAAGCCCGTTCACCAACCCCGCCAGCGCCGCAATGACCACTGCCTCCCGGATTTGCTTGGCTCCCTGCGTCTGAACCTGGTTCATTGTGCTCCCGTCGCCTCCGCAATGGTCGCGGCCCGGCGCATGGTGCCCCAACGCGGGTCGTCCACCTGCACGCTCAGCCGCGCAAACGGCACTTCGCCGGCCGCCCACCGCTCGTACATCCCGTCGCCCAGGATCTCCCGCTGCTGGCCCGCCGCCAGGCGCCCGAAGATCGCCTCGCCCGGCTCAATCGCCGGCCGGGTGTCCGGCAGCGTCGGGTCGCCGACGACCTCCCGCCAGCTCTTCGTCGCGGGCACCCCGACGCAGCGGCCGTTGGGATGGTCATCAATGACGCTGCCTGGCGGCAGCAGCGTGCCGTGCAGGGCCCAGCAGCTCGGACAGGTCCGGGTATCGAGCGTTGCTACCCAGTGGATGCCGATCACCACGTCGTTGGCGGCATAGTTCTGACGCGCCGCCTCGCGGTAGGCGCGCATGGTCTCCGTGCGCATGATGGTGAGCACGCGGCGACGGAAGCCGTCTACTCCCGGCGCCACCCGCCGCGCCACTTCGCGGGGGCTGATGCCGAGGCCGATCCCCTCCATCAGGCCCTCGCGGAGCGTCTCGCGGAACGGTACGGCGAGCTCGGCGATCAGGTCGGCCAGGGGGGAGCCGTCGCTGGCAAACCCAACAAGCGACTCGATGGCCGACGACGGTACCCGGTGCCAGATCACGCTGACGCCAGCCGGCCCATCGCCCATGGCGGCGTGTGTGAGCGTCTCGGCATGACCGAGCGCCGCCTCGGCGTAGCCGGCCTGGTGCGCGGTGAGGACAGGCACTCCGTCGCGGGAGAGATCGGTCATGCTGCGCTCGGCCTGCGTCAACAGCGCCTGATAGCGCTCCTGCCGCCACAGCCAGCCCTCCGTGATCTCCTCGCCTGCCGCTGCCGCCTCGACCATGCGCGCCTCCAGCAGGTCGAGGCGCTGCTGCACAGCATCAGCGACGACCTGGTAAGCCGCCTCCATGTCGGCGATGGCCGACGCTTCGCGCGCGGCCAGTGCGGCCCGAAACTCGTCAAGGGTAGCAAACAGGTCCGGCGCCGGGCCGGAGATCTGCTTCGTCTGAAAAGGGCGGCGCGCCTTACCGCCGCCCTCCTCCCCGGTGGCGCCCGTAGCGCCCGGCGCAGCGGCCGGCGCCCGGCTTCGCAGCTCGTCGCCCCCAGGCAACGGCGGCAGTCCGACCTGGGCCCGGGCTTCATTCGCCGCCAGCCACGGCCCTCCTACGGCATCCGTCAGGCGCTTGTACTGCTCGGCCTCTTTCTCTTGCAGCGCCTCGATGCCCGCGTAGTCTCGCCCGAACTCGTCACCTTCCTCGGCGCCGTAGGGGTAGAACTGCGGCATGAGCTGCAGCGTCATCCCCTCGTCTATCATGCCGCATCTTGGCATAATGCCGTGTTGCCACGCCCAGCGCTCGAGGGCGTCGGCGGTGGCCCGGTTCGTCGTCTGTGCCAAGCCCGCGCCAAGGCCGACGATGGCAGCGGGGTACCCCATGGCCGCCGTGATGCGCTCTTCGGGGATGTCACGCAGCCGGCCTAGGTCCACGCCGGGGGAGATCGCGGGGAACGTCACCTCGAACGGCACGGAGAGCACAATGGCCCCGCCCCGGTTCGCCCCTGTCGTGTTCTCGCGGTAGAGCCGCTTCACGGTCTCCGCGAACTCGGGCGGCACGAGATGGTTCGGGTCCATCCCCTCCGGGATCATTCGCGGCGAGAAGACCGCACCCGGCACTCCCATGTTCTCCAGGAGGGTGGCTGCCGCCGCCGCCCCCTCCTCATCGGTGAACGCCTCACGAAAGATCGCCGAAAGCGGCCCGAGCCCCTTCAGGCGGTTTCGGGGGTCCACCCCGTGACGCAAACACACGATCTCGGGCAGACCCCCCGGCTGGCCTATCGGAGCCATGCGCACCCGGATGGCACCCACCTGGTACTCGTAATGCGACACGGGCGCGGCGACGTCACCACTCTCCTTCGGCTGGACGGCGAAGTGGGGCAGGTAATGCAGGCCCATGATGGCGCCGGCCCCGTCGCGCTCAGCCCACAGGTAGGCGATGCCCTCACAGTTGAGCGACAAAAGCACGGCCGCCCACAGGTTGCGCGGCGTCATGTAGTTGTTCGGCCGCCGCAGGAGCGGCAGCGCGGGATGGTCCGGCAGGATCACGGGCTGGCCTTCGGGGCCGGGCCGGTAGACCACTTGCCGGGCGCGTGGGAACTGGCGCGCCTCCCAGTTGAGGCACGACAGGACGATATTCGTACCCCACAGATCGCCGAGCTCAATCTTCCACTCTCGCTCCTCGCGCCGCCTCCTGGTGAGCAGGTCGGCACGGATGAAGCTGTCGCCGGCGTTGAACCCCGCGCCGGTGCCGCCCAGCCGGATCGTGCGCTTGGCGCCATCGGCGAGAAGCTCGCGCACCTTCGTCAATATGCTCACTTCCGAAGCCTCCGCACCGCCCCGGCCAGGAGCAGGTAAAGGAACAGAGAGGGGCCGGCCAGAATGAGCAGGGCCGCGCCGATGCTGAGGACGATCAGGCCGACCGTCAGCGCAAGTGTAAGGGGTGCGCCCATCAGTAGGCCCTCGCTATCCACGACGGCTTGATCGGGGCAAAGTGGAGGGCAACCGCGTCTCCGCAGTCGGTGCTGCGGTGGAGACGCTCTGCGATGTCCTCTTTGCTCTCCACGACAATTCGCCCCCCGCGCGGCTCCCAGTGCAGCGCACAGAGGTCAGAGCGCAGTTCTGGGTCGGGTGGCAAGGCGATCTCCATTCCACTGGCAGGATCCAACGCTTCGCGCAGCCGCCAAAAGCAGGCAGCCCGCACGTTCGCGAAGCCGAGCGTTCCGCTCTTGTCTCTCGCGTCGGTCCCCTCGCCGAAGTTCACGCCGCGCGTGGCAGGATACGTCTTGCGCAGGCTGTCATACGCCGAAGCGCCCACGCCGATCACGTCAATGTGGATGGACGCGTTGCCGGGATTCGCCCGTATGACCAGGCCGGCCACGCTGTCACCATCGGGCGTTGACTTGCCCGGGTACTTCTGGAGGGGAGCAAACCACGATCCGTAGCACAAGGCCAACACCGTCTGATCCTTGCCGCCGCGCGCCACATCCACCCCGATGCACGAAAGAGGCACGTTGCCCTGCCCAGCACTTTCCCACCGCGCCTGTGCAGCCTCCACCCAGGCGGTCGGGCATACCTGCCACGGGTCCTCCTGACGCGCAGCGTCGAAGCTCCCCCGAAGAATGCTCCGCAGCGGCTCCGGCAGCGAATCAATGGTGGCACCGTAACCGGCATCCGCCAGGTAGGGGTTGTCGGCAAGCGTGGCGTGAAAGAATGTGCGGCTCTTCGCCTCAAGTCCGGCCGGCACGTCCTGCCGTGTGAGGTACTCTCGCTCCTCGCCGTCGACCATGGCATACCAACGGAGCTCGCCGTCCCTGGCCGGGTGGGCGTGGTCACGATCGACCCAGGGTCCAAAAAAGCGAATGACCCATTTCCCCGATTCCTCGGTGGGAGGGTTGAACGTCATCACGATCCGGCAGTGCTGCCCAGGCAGCGTGGTCCGGTTCCAGCCGGACAGGAAGCGCACGAAGCGCTCCGGGAACTCGGTCGCCTCATCAATGGCAACCAGATCGTGCGGCTGGCCCTGGAACTTGCGCAGGTCCGTTTCGAGCTGCACGCTGGCAAACTCTACGGTGCGTCTGCCGGATAGCCGCCACCGATGCTGCCCCTCGTTGTAGGCGCCCGCCTGCCCGAAGAGCTCCTTGCTGCGATCGATCACTGCCGCCAAGGATGGGAAGACGCGCCGGAAGAGGATGCTGCGCTGGTGCTGTGTGCCGGCGATACCCAGCAGCAGATCCGTCTTGCCGCCACCGGCCGCGCCGCCATAGCCAGTGACGTCAGCCTGGCTGTGATAGGCCGCCGTCTGCGGACCGGGGAGCGCTCGCCAGACATCACTCGCCGGACGCGAGGCAGCCCTCTTCACCACCGCCTTCGTCTCGCGGATCTTCAGGAGGATCGCCAGCCGCCGCGAGTCTTCGCGCGAGAAGGACCTCGATCTCGGTGTCGATTGTGTCTGCATCGGCACTCATCATTGCCAGGATGTCGGTGGGCAGGCCCTCAGCGGTTCGCTCGATGTCCACACCGGCCTTCACGGCGGCGATGGCGTCACGCGCAGAAGCGATCTTGTTATGCACCAGGTGCTCGACGCCGCGCTGCCGCAAAGCCTCGCCAGCTTCACGGTGCTTCTGCTGCATCCGCAGGCGTCGGCCCACCGCGTCGCGGTCGGCCTTCGCCTTGACGGCGGCGTCACGGGCGTCGGCACGGGCGTGCCAACCGAACCACTCAATCCAGCGGCAGACGGTATCCTGTGAGACGCCGCACAATCTCCGCACAGGCTCCGCAGCCCTGTCAGCGCCCCACCACACCTCGAAGGCATCGCGGTGCCGGGCTGTCTCTCGGTGTGCCATGGCTACTCTTGGAGGATGTGCTGCCGGACGTGCAGCGCGATGGCGCGCAGGATGTCGATCTGCCCAAACTGCCCCTTCGTCAGACCGACGAGACGCATGCCCGGCTCGATGGTGCCGATCGCTTCGCGCGCCGAGGCGATGCAGGCCCGGACCTTCGGTGCCGTGGGGGCGAAACGCTTCACGGCCGGGCCGGACGCCGGCATGGACAAGAGGATAGCTTGCGTGGTAGAATCAGATCGCATTCGAGACCTCCATCTCGGTGCCGCGCCCCGGGCTGTTTGCCGCAGCGCCGGGGTCAACTCTGCCCTCATATTTTACCACGAAACTACCGAAAAAGTCAAGCGCCGTGCGGGTTCTCTGGCACCCGCACCGCCCCCAGAATCACCGGGGGCCAGCGCTGAGGGGTGCCGGCGCGCTGCCCGGATGCTCGCCTGCCGGGGAACAGAGCACCCCGGAGATCGGGCCGCCGCCACGACCCGATCTCCGGGGCTGTGGGCCGGGAGGATGCGGCCCAGGGGATCGCTTTCAGCCGCGATCCCCGAAATGCACGAGGGCCTGCGCCTACCGTGCAGAGAGACGCAAGCCCTCCTACTGCCATTGTAAACCGAGACCGCCCGTGTTGTCAAGCCCCGCCCCGGCAACTGCCACCCGGCGCGCGGTCAGTGCCCCAGGGTTGCCGGCCGCCAGAACTCCAGCACGGTATAGCTCTCCTCGTCACCGCGCTGGAGGCAGCGCACCACGATCTCCTCGACATCCTCGCGCACAGCATGCGCCAGCCAGCGACGGAACTCCTCCACGCTGCCGAACCCACCAGCGGCTTCCCCCCGCTCGAGGCGGGCGACAAGCCGGCTGCGGGCGCGCGTGACGAGCTGCCAGGCCCAGGTATGAGAGCACTGCAGCGCCTGGCCCATCATGCGTGCGCTGCATCCGAGCAGGTAGAGCTCCATCGCCTGCAGCTCCGTCGTCGGACACCCGGCCGCCTCGCACTCAGCCAGGATGGTCTCCAGCCCGCTCTGCGTGATCGCCAAGCTACAGCCTCCGCCCCGCCGGGTCGGCAGTCGCTGCCAAACGAATGTGCATGAGGGTGCTCAGGTCGTCTGGCAGATCCCAATCCCACAGGCCCTGAGCGCCGCGTGCAGGGATCGGCTCCCGGAGAACCATGAGCATCGTGGTTCTCCACGCCCAACGGCCCGGGGAGTAGTCACCCAGGGGGCGCTCCTCGTCGCGCCAGGCGGGGCAGCTCTCGATGTGCGTGGTGGGGCAAGCGCCCTCATAGCGCACGATGCACAGCACGGCGCCCACCGGCAACTGGTAGCCCAGGTCGGTGAGGCAGACGTCCCGGCCGTGGCGGCGCTCGCGGACCATCGGCCTGTAGCCAGCGGCTTCCAGGTAGTCGCAGATGGGCTCGCGGCAGCAGGCGTGCATGCCCTCCCGGCTCTTGGCGGCATGAATGCCCAGGAGGTCGCCGGGGCGCAACAGACTTGCCGGTGGCTTCCACGAGTGCGTCTCGAACCGCTTGTACCCCAGTGACATCAAGCTAGCCCACGGTTGCCAGCGTGAAATCGCCTTGATCCTCATCGAGTCACTCCTCCCGAGCGCGCTCAGCTATGGCACATCTCTGCACGCACCTTGGCATGGTCTTCCTGCTGCCAACGCAGCTCCATCTCTTGCTGCTCGAGCAAGGCACGCAACGCCGCCTTTCGATTGGCGTAGAGCTGCCCGACACGAAAGACGACCTTCATCTTGTCAGCGTCGCCCGGTCTTCGGATGCAGACGTGACCGCACAAGTCTAGCTCGACGCGCGAGTCGTAGTAGAACCGGACTGTCCCCAGGGTAGACAGGCCAAGACACGGAGCCGCAAGCCACCAGTACTCGTCGTGGCGCCAACTGAATGGCTGTCCGTCAGCGGTGAGTTGCTCATTCGCCAGCGCAATCTCCCACGCCCGCTGCGCCTCCTGTAACTGGCCCATGGCATCGAGCACGGCCTGGTGCCGAGTAGCAGCACCGATGTCAGCGAACCCCAGCCCGTCCGAAGTTTTGAAATTGACCGGCACTTCCTCGATCTTGCTCATTTCGTCACTCCCGTCGTCGTCTGGCACGCGAACCACGGTGCGCCTCACGCCGCCACCTCGACGCTCTCCGTGCCGACGCCGGCTTGCCAGGAGAGCACCTCCGCGAGCCGGTCGAAGTCGGCCCAGATCGTGTGCTGAACCACCTTGCGGCAGCGTGGGCACCACTGGCGAAATCGTACCTGCAGGCGGCCATCCACCTCGCCCCCGAGAATGCGCAGCGCCACCCGCCACCCCGTATGTGGACAGGTGGGCCGCGCCGAGCAGCACGCGCAGGCTGGCGCAGGCGTCGGGGTGGGCTAGGGTGCCCCGGCTGCCCGGCACTGTCCGGCCCTCACGCCGCCGCGTCGTCTGGATCGTCACCACGGGCATGACCGACCGCTCGAGGATGCGCCCCTCCGCCGACAGTAGTACCAGCGCGCCTGAGAGCCCGGGGTCTATGCCCAGAAAGGTGCTCATTCCACCGACCCCACCGCAGGCGCCGGCGCCACCAGCTCAGCGACCGACGCGGCCGGCCCTGCGTCTTCGCCCAACCGCCGCTGCAGCACCAGCCAATCCTCCACCCACCCACCGAGCACCGGCGGGCTGCCGGGCGGCGTGAGCGCCAGGTAGGCACTCGTCACCATCTCTCCGTACGACGAGCCGCCCCGCCACCAGCGTGGCGTCCAGAGACGATCCCCCACCTCGAGCACGTCTCGCGATCGCCGGCCGTCCAGGGCCGTCCAGTTCGGCGGGATCTCCAGGTCAGGCATGGGGCCCCCATCCCTCACGCAAGTCCGGGCCGGTGAAGGCGATCCACCCCCCGGACGGGCGCCGCTGCGTCATCCCGAACACGCGCGACCACACGTCGCTGCCGTAGCGCGCGTCGAACTCGTCCGGGCACAGGTTCGTGGTGATCATCACAGCCAGGTCCTGCTCCTCACGGGTCGCCAGGATGTCCAGGAGCTGGCCGCGCACGAACTCACTCTCCGTCTCGCCGCCGCGTCGGGAGAAGCCGGCGTCGATGCCCATGTTGTCGAGGATCAGCAATCGCACCCCGCACAGTTCCTCGACCAGGCCAGCCAGCCCGCCGTCGCCGTGGTGGGACAGCCGCCGGAACATCTCCCGGCGTAGCGCCCCCTCCGTCCAATAGCGCACGCTCCCCTGCGCCCGGCACACGTCCGTGCCGGCCGCAAGCGCGATCTTGGTCTTGCCGATGCCGTTGCCGCCCGGATTGGCGCCTGTACGTTCGCCCTGCAGCACCAGCCACCACAGGCACTTCCCAGCCGCCACGGCGGCGGCGAAGTCCCGCGCCGCGGTGATTGCATCGTCCTGATGCGTCCGGTAATCCAGTTGCTCCAGGCCCACCTGGTGCTTTGCCGGGATGCGGCTTTGCTCCAGCATCAGCGCGCGCTGCTGCGCCAGGCGCTCCTGCGCCCTGGCGGCTTCCGCCAACACGCGAGCCTGCTCTTCGCGCAGCTCCGCCTCAAGCTGCGCCCCTGTCTTCTCAACCGGCGCCTGCCCGGCCAGGAAGCGCTGCACGCGTTGATCGAGTTCAGCCTCCCTCTCCAGGGGCGGCAGGTGTTGGATGTCCGGCGGGCAGCGCCCCAGGATCCGCCTCACCGCCTCCTCCCAGTTCGGCGCGGCGCCGTGCCTGCTCAGCAACCTTCCCGGCCCGAAGTGTTCGAGCCGGCCCTCCGCCATCACGTGCTCCGCCTCCTGGTCCAGGCGGCGGATGCCCGCCACGTCCACTCGCATCTCCATCAGCGTCATCCCTCATCACTCGCCGGACGATCCCGCGGAACCACCCGAGGATGTCTCGCACTGGCCTGCCCTCGCACAGTCCGCACGTCGAGGCGAACTCCAGGGCGGCGTCTCGGAGCAGAGCAGGGGTGCGCGGGTCCTGCTCATATCGCTTGGCCAGCGTGTTCACGCACAGCATCCACTCGCCTTCCGGCACCGTGCTCCAGGTCGGCACCTGCGCAAGGGCGTCGAGGATCTCGGTGCGCTGTTCCGGGGTCAGGCAGCCGACGTGCGGAGCCGTTCGCTCCCGCCGCCCGCCGCCCGGCGAAGCCGGTGCGGATGGTTTTACCATCCGCTTATGTACATCTGCTTCTGCCTCTGTACGCTTGACAAACGTTGGACAAACGTTGGATCCAACGTTGGATCCAACGTTTTGCTGGCGATCGCGCCAGCGGCGCCAGCGTTGAGTCGGCGGGGAAACCTGGCGGTGGCAGAAGTTGCGAACGACCAGGGCATCGCCGTCGAGCACCAGCATACGGAGGGAGAGCAGGGCATCACGTGCCCCTGCCCACTCGGGCAGCGGCACGTCCAAGAACTTGGCAATGGCCTCATCGGTCATCACCTGGCCGGGTACGATTTCGAGCCGGCCGGACGCCCGCCCATCGTCGTCGCACTCACCAGCCAACGCCAGGAGGCCGACCCAACACCAGCGCTGTGCTGGCGTGAGCGTGCGGATCTTGCGATCCGCCGCAATGTCCACCCACAGTTTGACCCAGTGACCCACGCGGGATTCTCCAGGGGTCGAGTGCCCGGCGGCCTAGAGAGGGCGGCCGCCGGGCCGTGCTTGCTGTCAAGCGCGTGGTGCGAACCTCCTCCCTATCCTTCCGCGCCCGGCTCGTAGTCGGGTGCCGGCGTGAGTTCCAGGTTTTCGGCCGGCGGTGGTTCGGGTTGCCTGGCAGCCTGGATCCGCTTCCGCTGGCAGGCCGGGCACAGGGGCACGGCGAACTCCTTCAAGCTTACCAACTGCTGCCCCGGCGTGAGCTCCTTCTTGCAGTCCGCACAGGCTAGCGGCTTCTCACCGTTGTTGCCGGCCGGCCCGCGCTCCGTAATCTCCCCCGTCGCGTCGTCGACCATGCGGAACACCGCATCCTGGACCCTGTCGGCATCCTCCACCTGCTGCAGCTCCTGCGGAAACGCCTTGCGGATCGCCTGGCTCTCCGCGCGCACCGCGAGCTGGTTGTCCGGCGAAGAGGACCACGGGCCCAAGGGCTGCCCGTCCTTGCCAGTGCGCACGAACGAGCGGTAGGTCACCACGCCCCACACGGCCTCGCGGAAGCCCCGCCGGTACACGCCAACCTTGCACGCGGCGGGCGGCGCGGCGGCCAGCCACACCTCCTGCCAGGTGCCGTCCTGGCCGCACCAGAACGGCCCGGTCTGCCCCTCGTACTCGCCGGTGCGCTCCGCGATCAGGCGCAGCCCGTCGATGCCGACCATGGTCTGCCACTTGGTGCCCCATCCCCCGCCAGGCAGCTGGGCACGCAGCGAAATGGCGTAGATCTGCCGCGCAAAGGGGTCCAGGCCCGTGCGTTGGCAGTGGTGCAGGAAGAGCGCCAGCTCGTCGTTGCTGGCGCCGGGGCAGATCGAGCGCTTGATCAGCTCCACCTGCTCCCCAGTGAACTCGACACGCGCCACACCGCTCTGCGGCAGGGGCGCCAACGCCTTCTCGGTCACACTCATCGCTGCTTCTCCTTGGCCGCGCGCTCCGCGTCCTCGTGAGAGCGCGCCAGCACAGTATGCTCGCACCGGAACGTGTCGCACCCGATTTTGGGATCCGGCGGCACTGCAAGGCGCAGCACGTCCTCCGGCACCCATACCTCGGGGGCACCGAGGCTGTGCACGCCCGCAAAGAGCACCCCCTGGTAGAACCGGATCTCCTTGGACAGGCTGGCCCACGTGTTGAAAAGGAGGTCAGCGCCCTCGCGGTTGTCGTGTACCTGAGTGATCCTCAGCACCGCGCCCTTCGGCACCGCCTGCCCCTCTGCGAGCACCCGTACGAAATCGCCGATGCGAAACTGGTAGGGCCATCTCGGCATCACTCACTCCTCGCCGGCCAGGGTCGCCAGCCGGCTGCCCGCCTCCTCCGTCACCTGCGCGTGCATCTCGGCCGCCATGCGCAGCAGCTCCCGGGCGCAGCGCTGCGAGGCCGAAACCAGGTAGACGCTCTCCGGGTGCCGCGACGAGACACAGCGCAAGCCGGAGTCCACCCACCGGTACAGGCTGCGTTTGCCGGCCGGCAGGCTCCAGGGCATGACGACCCGGAACCTGCGCCCAGCAAGGGCAATCGCCGGCACCTCGATCCGGGCGAAGCCTGTCGGCGTGCCTTCGACGGCGCCCGGCACTCCCGTGCCGTGCTCGCGGTAGCCGACTGCCACCCGCACCTCGTGGCCGCTCGCGGCCCGCAGTCTCAGGAACTCCGTGAGCCCACTCCACTTCGCGCCCTGCTCCGCCTCGACGCGCTGCTCGCGGCACCAACGGCACTCCCGCCCCTCGAGGCGACAGTGAGGGCACTCGGGGTTCGGCGCGCGCTGTGGCTCGCCGAACGCACACTCCCGGCACGTGCTTCCCGTGCCGGCCCGGCCCGGCCGCGTGCGGCAGATCGGGCAGCACGTTGACGTTTGCGCCGGAGACGTGCTATCATACTGCCCGGCGCTCGTCGGGTGTCCGTTAGGATCCATGTCAGTTTCCTCCCCGGCGGGCGCCCTCTCTCAGGCGCCCGTCCACATCCACGGGCCGGGGTGCTCCCGGCCCTCCCGCGTCCGATACCAGTAGCACCTCCTCTTGGGCCGGACAGTCGAAGCGCCGCCGGCACCAGGCCAGAAGCCCAGCGTCCTGGATGTCGGCCGCGTAGCCGGCAAGGTGACGTGCCAGCCACAGTGGCCGCCCCTGCGCCTCCCACGTCAGCCAATCGGCGCGCTCCTCGGAAGTCAGTGGCACGCAGAAGAAGGATGAGCGCATCTCTTCGTCCCACTGTTTGTACGACCAGGACAGCTCCTGGCGCGCGGTGACCCGGTCAGGCGCTTTCCAGGTGCGCAGGCCGCGCAGAAGCGCGCCCTCTTCGATTACGGCGACGTAGAGTGGCATGGGTAGGCTCCTCAGTACGCCGGCACCACGACTCGCATCTCGACTCCGTCCGGGCTCATCATCCGATGCACCCACCCGCCCGGAATCGGGATGCGGTCGAACAGGCAGGGCACGCCGGCCCGCTGCGCCCGCAGCCGGGCCCGCGCCTCAGCCGGCAGTGCGTTCTCGACCCGGTCCCGCTGCGCCAGTCGACGCGAACGACACCGGGGGCAGAGCCGCGTGCGGTTGGCGGACTCGAACGCCCTGTCGCAATCGCGGCAGCAGCAGGCGACGCGTCGACGGGTCGCCGTGAGCGCAACCGCGCTCACCGGCGCAGCTCCTTGAGCAAGTCGGCCTCGACCATGCCGGGCAGGTCTCGCACCGGCACGGTAATCGGCAGCCCCACTGGCAGCCGGCCAAGCGCGGCGCGGATCGCCGCCTCGTCGTACAGGCGCCCCTCCGCTGCCGGCAGCACCGGCAGCGTGGCGTGCGCCACCACTACCCCAGGTCCCATCACAGCGTACCCGCAACCGTAGCCGTCGCCGTCGCCGTAGCCGTCGCCGCAACCGTAGCCGTCGCCGCAACCGTAGCCGTCGCCGTCGCCGGAGCCGTAGGCGTCACCATCACCGTCGCCATAGCCATCGCCGCAGCCGTAGGTGTGGTCGTAGCCGTCGGTATTGACATCGGTGTACCCGTCGATCTGCATGGCCGGGCTACCTCCAGGCGTCGCTGCACGGGAACACGCACACGACGGATAGCTCGTGGAACCGCAGCCCCGCCGGCGCCGGGTCGAGCACCGTGTTCTCCCTCGGGCCATCTGCCGCTAGCTGGCCCAGGCCCTGCGTCGTGCCCCAGCGACGGACTATCCGCGCTTCGCGCAGCTCCAGGTAGTAGCCGTTCCTGTACAGCTTACCAACGGCTACCCATCCACGCTGCAGCACCACGATCACCTGCTCGCCGTCCGGGGCTAACCGCCCCTGCCCGGCTGCTGGCAGATTGCTCGCCAGCAATCCCCTCAGCTCCTCTGCTGTAATCTGCATAGTCTCCTCCTCCTCTGCATCTCTGGGCGGCTCCGCGTCCGCCTCCCTGCCGGCGCCTTCGGGGCTGCCCCGGTGGCGGCCAGCCCGCCGTGGCCCTCGGGCTTCGCCCGGCCCACGTGCGGCCTCGCTGCGTCCGTGCTGGCTGCGCTCCTACTCGCGCCGGAGAACTGAGGGCAACTATGACCCGCATGCTCTCGCAGGACTGTCCCTGCGGTTTCAGTTCTGCTCCCCGAACAGTGACCACACCCGGAAGGCATCACGCGGCCAAAACACCATCCCCGCGTTTCCCATGGCCTTGCCGCCATAGGTCCGCATGTGCGGCCGAAGATCGTCCAGCCTGGCATAGAGCACGGCACCCGATGTTAACTCGTGGATGAAAATCCACACTTCACAGCCCGTGATTTGCTGCACCTTCTGATAGTGGTTGTAATGGCGCAGCGACATGCCGTGCTCCAGCTTGCCCGTGCTGCGTGTGAGCGTTGGCGCGCTCTTCGTCTTCACTTCTGCCCACAGCCGCTTGCCGTTGCGGGCAATGTCCAGATCCGGGATCACGTACTCCGCGCGTGCCCCCTGCAGGCGAGGTGCCTTGTCCTTCTCCTCGCCTGCATAGTCGTAACTGGGCACGACGTACCAGCCGGCCCGCTGCAGAAGCCCTGCAACCAGCCGCTCTCCCTTCCGGCCCTTCGCCCACTCCTCAGTCTCCCGGAAACCGACTTGTCTCATTACCGTGCGACACCCAACCAGCCCGCTCGCGGCGGGCGAACAACTCCAGCTTTGAGCCGGGGCACAGGGCTTCTACGAGCGCGTAGAACTCCTCGGGCTTGCGCGAGTGCTCGCGCAGTGGCGAGGGCAGGAGCGTCGTCTGGTTCGTCAACTGTACCACGGGCCGGCCCTTCACGGCGAGGATGCAGTGTTCCGTCTGCCCGCGCAGCCAGTCGCCGGTTCCCATCCGGTCCTTCGCCCAGGTGAGGATCGTCTTGTGCGTGAAGCCCCAGGCATCCAGGATCCCGAAGGCGTCCGGCATGTGTGCGTTCGTCGTCCACAGCCAGAGGATGCAGTCCTCGCCGGCCAACGCCGGCACCGGCAGCGCCTTGATCTCGTCAGTGCTCATCATAGGGTAGGGGCAGCGTGCCCGGTGCGTGGGATCCTCGGCGCGCTTCTGGTACTGCCACGGCGGGTCGAGCACGATCACGCGGAAGGGGCCCGTAGGTAGGGGCGGGGGCTCCTGGCGGATCGCCTCAGCGGCAGCGTTGATGGTGATGTGCCGCTCGGCCGCCCTTACCGTCTCGCGCGGCCGGTCCGCAATCCGCATTGCCACCTGCCGTTGTTGCGCTTCGGGCATGCGCGCCAGCTTCAGAAGCTCCGTCTTGCTGTCCGCAAGTGGCGTCTCCCGAATCTGCTCCTTCACGTCCGGCGCCAGCTTCGTGGCGATCTGGACTTCATGCCGCACGGTGCGCGGGGTGACGCCGGTCTTGGCGGCGGTATCGTCGGCGAAAGCGGGGGTTGCGGTGAGTGCGGAAATCATTTCCGCACTCACGTTGAGGCCCTTCTTGCGTTGCTCCTCTGGCTTCGCCTCCGGGTGAAGCGTCTCATAGATGCGCTTGCGCTCCACAATCCGCTCGCTGTGCGCAAGCACCGTCAGCTCGTCGCGGATCAGGTTCTCATCGATCTCCACGAGCCGGGCGTGCAGATCGTCCAGGGCCGCCCGCCGGGCCGGAATCGTCGCCCACCCCAACGCTCGGCAGGACTCCAGGCGGTTGCGGCCGGCAAAGAGCGTGCCGTCCGGCCCGATGATAATTGGGTTCAGCAGGCCGATCTCGCGGATGCTCTCCATCAGGTGCCCCAGGTCGCCCGCAGCGCGCCGGCCCGGGCGCACCTTGACGTCAGCGATGGGGACCTGTTCGATTTGCTCGCTGGGCAGAAGCATCGGCTCTCCTGTGTGCCGGGTAGGGTAGGGCGTAAGGGTGGCGCCCGGCGGGTGTCACGGCCGGCCTGGGTCGGCTCAGAAATGCGGAGCGCTATGCGGCGCCCTCTTGAAATGCTCCCTCTGTATGGCTGCCGCTTGGTGTTATGCGCAGCCGTGTGGTATACTGTAGCTACCGTGAGTATAGCATACGCCTAAACATCCTGTCAAGCCCCGTTATTCAGGGGAGGTATAGCTGTTGACAAACATTAGCCAGATCGCTAAAATGCCATCCGAGCAAGGAATGGCGCGCATAACTGACGATCAATGGCGCGAGGACATGAAGACAACGCTCAAGGAACTCCACATCACCATGCAGGAGCTGGGCAGGGAACTGAAGCTCTCCAAAGGACGGATCTCCCAGATCTTGTCTGAAGGAGAGCCGATTCCGTTTGGGTTCCCGGAACGCGCACGGACGGCGTTCCAGCGCATCATGGCCCGCCGAGCGGAGAGCGTCGGCCTTCGGGTACGAATCCCCAGGGATGAGGAGCCTCGCGAATAGCCCCCTTCCCGGAAACGACTTGTTTCCGGCGCCCCCCATAAATTCGCCCCTATGCCTTGACAAGAAGTTTACCTCCGTGCTATACTAAGGGCCAGGCGCCACCTCTCCATCCGGGCGTTCCGTTCCGGCAATCGGGCCGGCGGTGCCACGGCAAGCTAGCAAGGTCACATCCCCCGGATGGGGCGGCCAGGCGCCAGCGCGGGCCGGCCGGGTCTACTCACCAGCGAATACCCGGCCGGCGCCGCGCTGATCGACCCATTGCGCCGGGGGGCTGTTCCACCTGCCCCTGCTCCAAGACGGGCCTGGGGAGCAGAGGCCGCCTAATACGAGTGGGAGGAGTATACACCCATCCCGAGCGCTTGTCAAACAAATACGTTCTTGCAAACGCACGTATTCTAATACGCTTGTATTGCAAACAGGAGTGTGCTATACTACCGGCAGAAGAGCGAGCTCTTTGAGGAGGCTGCAGAGATGGGCCGGAACCCCGCGACGAAGTTGTCTGACGAGAACAGGGACGTGTTGCAGGCATTCGTAGACCTCTGGGAGCGCCATTGCAAGGCGCCGACCTACTCCCAGGTTGCCCTATGGGTGGGCCTCAAACGAGGGTCTAGTGTGTCGCCTCACGTACAGATCCTCCGGCGGCTGGGCTACATAGAGCGCGGCCCACATCGAGAGGTGCTCGTGAAGCTGCTGCCGGACGGCACTCCCTACCCACGCAACCGTGCCATCGCCGCAATGTCCAGTGCCGAGCCTGAAGGCAGCGATGCAACCTGACCGGACGCCGCGCGCGGCCTGAAACACTGGCCAACACGCGACCAGGCTCGGTGGCGAGGAGGAAACATGCTCCCTGAATGGACGAACGTGCATGGCAGCCTGAAGACCCATCTGGCGGTAGAGCGCCATGAAGACGGCACCGTGACAACCGCGTGCGGCCTGAAACGTCGCCGGGAGATGTGGACGAACTACGGCCGCACGTGCCACGAGCGTTGCCGGAACTGCACTCGCATTGAACACGCCTCGTGGTGGCAGCCAAGACGGCTAAGGAAGGGAGGCTAACATGTCGACACTCGACAGCACAATCCAGATCGAGAGCCTCGATCCCCTGGTCCTCTCGTTCCCGCCCGGCGCCACCGAGCTCGCCGGCACGCTCCTGCTGCAGCTGCCGCCCCTGCGCGTCAAGTGGGTGGATCTGGGCGGCGTCGTCCCGGGCGCCTGCCTGGCCTCCCAGGGCCGGTTGCTCGGCTGGGAGATCGCCCTGCCAGAGCCGGTGAGCATCGGCACGATCGCCGATGTGATCGCCCGGTGCGCCCCGGACCTGGCGCGGGCCCACCGGGTTGCGCAAGAGGAGCTCGACAAGCGGTGCCTGCTCGACGAGCTGCCCGCCAACGATGATCCCGACACCGCGAAGGAGACACCCTGATGGACAGCACGCACTACGCCACCACCGCCCAGAAACTGGCGCGAATCATGGATGGCGCCCACGACTACGAGCCAGCCGAAACACAGGCCGTAGCGACGGCATGCGCCGGTCTACTGATTGCGGATCGCCTCTCCGTCCTTACGGACGCCGTTCGCCACCTCGCCGATCAGCAGGAGGCCATTGTCACTGACCTGGACCTCATCCAGAGGACCCTCGCCTTCATGGGGCCGCGCTGATCGACTCACGGGGCCGGGAACAGCCCGGCCCCCCGGAGGATCACTACATGCTGACAGAGAAATGCCCGATCTGTGGCGCCGCGCCCATCGATACATACTACTCCTGCGTTGATGGCATCCAGGAGCAGATGTTCCACTGCGGCACCCGCACCCGACTCTGCGACGGGGAACTCGATGTGGTGCATAGAGGGATGGACTGCCACACGCCAACGGGTTTCGCTATGGCCACCATTCCGGCGCTCCAGCCGGCGATCGCCGGCCTGGAGCCAGACCCGGACCGCGAGAAGCTCCTCACCTTCGCCGGCACTGTCCGCGCGCTCGAGGTACCCGAACTGCAGTCGGAAGCGGCATGCGAGATTAGATACCAGATCGATCTCGAAATCGTTCGCCTGGCTGCACGGATCGAAGCTATGGCCAGCGCGCTTGGGGAGTAGCCATGTTTGCAGACTCGCCTCAGGCTGGCCAGTGTGTCCGCCAAAACGGGCGCACCTGCCTCGTCCTGGCCGCCTAGACGGACAGCGCCGGTGTGGAGATGCTGCGCATCCGGCCGGCCTGGGGGCAGCCCGAGGACGTGACAGTCGCAGAGTGCCGGCCCAGCACACTGCGCGTAGTCGGGCCTGATGATCCCGACGAGGACGACTACTGGGCCGCGCGCGTCTGGCGGCGGGGCGGGGTAAACGAAAAAGGGTGATGTGTTGTTTGAGGTGTTGTGTGAAGCGGCAGAGCGCGACGAGCTGGTGTTGGTTGACGGTGGCATGTGCCGTTACCATCTGCGGCGTGATGGCCAGCTCACCATCCACGAAATCCTCGTGCTGCCGGCAAGGCGCGGACAGGGTATCGGCACAGGTTTGCTGCAGCGGCTGAAGCAGGTCGACGGTGCATCGAGTATCTACGCGCGTTGTCCAGCCGACCTGCTGGCCAATCGCTGGTATGCCCGGCAGGGGTTCGAGTATCGCGGCGCGGAACGCCTACCGTCCGGTCGAGTACTCAATGCATGGAGGCTTGTGCTGTGATCCCTGAGTTGGTGTGGTGCCAGGCCGGTAATCCGCGCTTCGCCGCGATTGCTGTTGCCGCCGGGTTCAGGTACGGCGCACGGCTCCCTGGTACCACCTATGGTAAGGTGTGGTTCGCGGATCAGGATTGGAAAAAGCCCAACAGGATCGCCTATATGCGCGCATTGTCAGGGCACCTGCCGACCATGGCGACGGTGTTGGACTGGGAGCGGGAGGAGCAACTGGCGGAAGTGTTGTCGTGGGCCGAGGAGGCGGCGCAGTATGTTGCGCGAATCGTAATTGTGCCGAAGGTGCCTGGGCGTGTCGGATTGCTGCCCAGGCAGATCGGTGGCCGGCCGGTGATTCTCGGCATCAGTATCCCGTCTGCTTACGGCGGCACAAGGGTTCAAGCGTGGGAGTTTGCTGGGTGGCCTGTCCACCTGTTGGGTGGGCAGCCGCAGATGCAGATGCGCGTATGGGCCAGGCTGCGCCACATTTGCGAAACAGTCTCCTGTGATGGCAATGCACCATCGTTGATGGCAACTCGACGGGCTGCATTTTGGGTGCCTGGCACGGGGCGCCCGAGTGATGATCGGTACTGGATGCCACTATCCGAGGCTGGCGATGACCGCAGACTGGGAGCGCCAGATGAAGCCGTCCGGAGATCCTGTGCGAATATCGTTGCTGCGTGGCGACGCATTTGTGGCCTGAGCGCCACAAAATCATCATGGCCCGCCCCGGGTGTTGGGTTCAACACTGTGTTCTTTGCCGACGAGGAGACAACCGATGCACCACAATCTTGAGCACCTCACAGCCAGGGAGCGCGCCCTGGCGTGGCTGTCAGACGCGGAAGCCTGCGCGGAGCGGGCCGACTACCAGGGCGCAGCGGCCGGTGCATCGCTTGCCCTGCGCCTCCTGGTTGCCTGCGACGACCCGGACATCACTGCGCTGCACCGGCGCGCGCACAGCATCATGTACGACTGCCTGTATCACCTGCCCGGCACGCTCCTGGAGGTATCCAATGCCAGCACGTGACGAGATCCCCGTCCCGCCCGGCGCCCTGACGCCCGTACAGCAGATCACCCTGCGGTGGATCGCGGCCGCCGACGGAGCCTGGGCCACTGGCCCACCGAGTATGAAAGGCGCCACAACGGCGCTGGTGTCAGCCGGCCTGCTCGAGCGCAGTCGGATCTTCCCGCGCCACTGCCGCCTGACGGAGGCCGGCCGCCGGAAGCTGGAGGCCACGCCATGAAGGAGAGAGGCACCATCTTCTCCGCGCCGGAAATACGGGCCATCCTGCGCGACGAGAACCCCAAGGCGCAGATGCGGCGGGTAGTGGAGCCGCAGCCGGCCGGTAGGGACCTATTGGATTATCTCGACGGCGCATGGCTGCGCCTGGACTTCAACGGCCTGCTGCTGCCCCGCATCTGTGACCTGCCTATGCACTGCCTTTCCGGCCGGCCCGGCGATCGGCTGTGGGTGCTCGAGACCTGGGCAGTCATCTGGACGGAGTATGAGCCGGACCGGAGCGAAGGGCAGACGATCCGCGACGTCCCCCACGTCGTACAGTACCGGGCTGACAGCAACGCCCGGTATCCGGGCGATTGGCCGGACGATGGGGGCGACGACCCCGCATGTCCGCGCTGGCGTCCATCCACCCAGATGCCGCGCTGGGCCTCACGCATCATCCTGGAGATCGCTGAGGTGCGCGTCCAGCGTCTGCAGGACATCACGGAGGAGGACGCACGGGCGGAGGGCGTCGAGCGCGGCTGGTACGAGCGCGACACCCCTGACGGGCCGGAGGTTGTGCGCACAGATTACCGCGCCGGCTTCCGGGCGCTGTGGGACCGGGTCAGCGGCAAGGCATACCCTTGGGAGAGCGACCCCTGGGTATGGGCGATCACGTTCCGCCGGCTGGAGGAGGAAAACCGATGAGCAACACCGCGAGCGGTGTAATGGAGTTGAGGCCCGTAGTGCTGCGGTTCGCGCAGCTGATGGAAGCCAGGCTGCGCGAGCATGATGCAGAGCGCGGCTGCGCGGGCTGGCTGGACTATGACATGGACTACCTCATACACCGCATGATAGGGGAAGTGGATGAGGTGACCTGCCTGTGGAGGGACAGGTGGCCGCCACCTAGCCTGGCTGAAATGGCTGCCGAGTGCGCAGACGTGGCAAATTACGCCATGATGATCGCAGACCTCGCCGGCACGCTCCTGGAAGATGTGCCAGCCCCGGAGGTGTAGGATGATCCGCTACCCCGCCTGCCTCGCCCTCGTCACCGCCCTCGTCGTCGCCCGGCCCGGCCTGCTGCCGCCGGTCCGGCGGCTCGAGGTGACGCTCGAGCTGACGTTCTCCGGCCACGACGCCCTGCGCCGCCACGCTCAACTCGTAGCTCATCACCTGAACCGCAGCCGCCAGGTTGAGCGAGGAAAAATCCGGGTTGGCGGGAATATTCACCAGCACCTGCGCCTTGCCCATTTCTTCATTGGTCAGGCCGGACATCTCGGTGCCAAACAGCAGCGCCACCGGCTGTTTCGTTGCCTGT